GGCGAAATCGCGGCCGAAGTCGGCCTTCTGTGGGGCGGCAACTGGAAAAAGTTCGTCGATAAACCCCATTTCTACATCAAACTTTGAGGAGATAACCCATGTCTGAATATCTTACCCCGGCCAACGTGGCCATTGTGATTTCGCTGCTCACGTCGATCTACGCAATTCTGCGCACGATCGCGCCGAAAACGAAAACGACCATCGATGACGATATCGTCGCTTTTGTCGACAGAGCCCGCCCCTGGGTGCGCGATTTTTCCGGCCCGATCTGGGCGCTGGTCGAACAGATGCAGAAAGCCGGCAAGATCGACAAACTCAACAAATACGGCGAATACATGTCTATTCTGCGCGAGGCGTTCAAAGATGCTTTCGGTCGCGAACTTCCTGAGGCCCTTGAGACCGACGCCAAACTTATGGCACAGGGCTTGAGCGCCGCCGACAAACTGGCAAAGGTTGAAACCGTAAACCCTACGTCGGGCCTGGGCGCGGTGAAGTGACCGTCCAGGCTGACAGTAAAAGTGTCAGTCTTGGTCTGAAGGCAAGGCATATCTTCGCCGACCTCAAAGTCGGCAAAGGCCAGAAGCCTGAATTCCAGGTCGGCACCAGCTTCAAATTCTAAATCAGGAGAACACAACCATGGAAATCCATCAAATCATCCCAATCATCGTAACTCTTGGCCTGGCCTGGTCGGGTTTCCTGGTTGGCGTTATCCGCTGGCTGCAGAGCAAAAACGAAGAGGCGCTTTCGCGGCGCCTCGATGCCATCGAGAAAAGCATCGCCGAAATAAGGGCCGATTGGGCTGGAATGCCCAGAAGTTACGTTTTAAAAGACGACTGCCGCCGCCAGGAAGACCAGGTTCTTTCTGCCCTGGCCATGATCAACCGAAAGCTCGACGAACTCGCGAAAGAGGTTAAAAAGTAATGCTTGAAACCGACGAAATCAAACTGGCCGAAATTCAGACTGTCCGCCGGCAGATTCTGCGCCTGCTTCACGCCACAAGCACTGTCGGAGCCAATGAAAAGACGCTGCTGACTGCGCTTCAGTGCGCCGGTTACCCGGTTCTTGGTCACGAAATCAGGAAGCATCTTGAATACCTCGACAACCTCAAAGCAATCGAAATTCTCGATCGCGATCGCGCTACCTGGTCGGCCAAAATCCTTCCCTATGGCGTCGATATTGTCGAATATGCTGTCAAGGCCCCGCCGGGCATTGCAAAGGATTAAAGCATGCCAGCACGCAGCGCTGTAACAACTCTGCCGACAGAGGTTAAAGAATGGCTCGATAAATGCCTGGTTGAATCTGATTTTTCAGGTTACGAGGCGCTTTCGGCGGCTCTTGCCGAAAAGGGCTTCCAGATCAGTAAAAGCAGCCTGCACCGCTATGGCTCAGAGTTTGAAAAGTCGCTGCAGGCAATCAAGATGTCGACAGAAATGGCGAAGGCCGTAGTCGACGCCTGCCCCGATGACGCCAACAACTTTGGCGAAGCTCTGACCAGGCTGGTGCAGCAAAAGTCATTTGAAGTGCTGACCAAAATGGAAGTCGACCCGAAAAAGGTAAAGCTTACCGACATCGGCAAAATGGTCAGCGTCGTCAACAAAACCTCGATCGATATCAAGAAATACGCCGCCGAAGTTAAGGCCAGAACCATTCAGGCTGCCGAGGCGGTTGAAAAGGTCGCCAAAAAGAGCGGCCTTTCGGATGAAGCGGTTCAGATGATCCGCAGCAAAATTCTGGGAATAGCGGAATGACGGCACCAGCTGTATTACTTGGTTACCAGCAACGATGGATTGCGGATAAATCGCCTGTGCGGGTTATCCGCAAATCACGTCGTATCGGTCTTTCGTGGGGCCAGGCGGCTGAGTCGGCTTTGACCGCTGCCGCCGCTTCCGGCATGGATTCCTGGTATATCGGCTACAATAAAGACATGTCCCAGGAATTCATCAGAGATGTCGCTTTCTGGGCCAAGAACTACAACCTGGCTGCCGGCGAGATCGAAGAAATCGCCATTGATGACGAAGACAAAGATATTCTTACCTTCCGCATCACCTTTGCATCAGGCAAACGTGTAAACGCCCTTTCATCGCGGCCCTCGAACCTGCGCGGCAAGCAGGGTCTGATCATCATCGACGAAGCCGCGTTTCACGACGACCTCGAAGGTCTTATCAAAGCGGCCATGGCAATGCTGATCTGGGGCGGCCGGGTCTGCATCATTTCGACCCATGACGGTGAAGACAATCCGTTCAACGAGTTATGCAAGGCGATTGAAGAGGGCAAGCTTAAATACAGCCTGCATACCGTAACCTTTGACGATGCTCTGGCCGATGGCCTTTATAAGCGCATCTGCCTGAAAATGGGCGTCGAATGGACAAAAGAGAAAGAGGTTGCCTGGCGAAAAGAGATCATCGAATTTTACGGCGACGGAGCCGACGAAGAACTTTTCTGCATCCCGAACAGGGGAAGTGGCCTGTATTTCTCGAACGTGCTGCTTGAGTCGGTGATGCAGCCAGGCATTCCGGTTTTCCGCCTTTCATTCAAAGACGAATTTACCGTGCGGCCGGAAGAAGAAAGAACCCTTGCCTGCCAGATCTGGTGGAAAGCAAACATCGAACCGGTTATCAATGCCCTGAAGAGCAATTCCAGGGGCCGGATTCTTTCATATTACGGCTTTGACTTTGCCAGGTCTGGCGACTTGTCAGTGTTTGTGCCGCTTACTGTCGAAAACCTGCTGCGCAAAACGCCTTTCATTATCGAAATGAAGAATGTGCCTTTCACACAGCAGCGTGAAATACTTTTTTACACGGTCGATGCGCTTCCGAATTTTATGTTCGGCGCTCACGACGCCAGAGGCAACGGCCAGTATCTCGCCGAAGTTTCAATGCAGCGATATGGCCAGGCACGCATTGCGCAGGTAATGCTTTCGCAGCAATGGTATGGCGAAAACATGCCGAAATACAAAAGCGCCCTGGAAGACCGTCAGATAATTGTTACCGATGACCCTGACATCAAAGCCGACCACAGGATGGTTAAGACTGAAAAGGGTATTCCGAAAGTGCCGGAAGGTGCTCACCGAAAAGGCGTGAATGGCGAGAAGCGCCATGGTGACGGCGCGATCGGCTATTGTCTCGCATGGTTTGCAACCCTGCAGGAATCGGTCGTGATCGAGTTTGAAAGCATAAGGCCGCGTGAGTCCACCAGGGCCGGGCTGGCTGATTTTATTGGAGGCTGATATGGCAAAGAAAAAGAAAGACCAGGCAAAAACCTTACCCCAGAATCTGACTGTCGAAATCGCCTCCGCCCGCGACGAGATACCGCTTTTCGGTGGCGTCTTTCCGAACCCTGACAAGGTTATTCAGGCCCGTGGCGGCGCCAAGGGTCTTGAGATTTATGAAGACCTCGAAAGCGACGCGCACGTCAGAACCGTCCTCGACAAACGCAAGCGTGCCGTAACGGCCCGCGAATGGATTGTTAACGAAGCCGACAATTCGCCGGAAGCCGACGCCGCTGCCGAGCTGCTGCGAAAACATATTTCCAAACTGAACTTTGACCGGGTGACCAAGGGCTTTCTCGACGGAATCAACAAAGGCTTTTCGGTCGGCGAAGTCATGTGGGCGGTCGACGAAGAAGACGGCAGTATCAGACCTGCCGAAATCCGCTTTCGTAAGCAGCAGCGCTTCACATTCACCATCGGCGAGCAGGGTTATGAGCTGCGCCTGTTGACGACCGCCGACCCGTTCAAGGGCGAAGCCCTGCCAGAACGCAAGTTCATCAAGTTTACTTTCGACGAACGCTACGAAAATCCATACGGTTTCGCACTTGGAAACAGTCTGTTCTGGCCGGTATTCTTCAAGCGCAAAGGCATAACCTTCTGGCTGGTTTTCTGTGATAAATACGGCACACCCACAACAATCGGCAAATACCCGGCTTCCGCATCGAGCGATGAGCGCAGAATTCTGCGTGAAGCTCTTGAAGCTATCGCCAACGATTCGGGCATAACCGTGCCGCAGGGCATGGAAGTCTCACTTCTCGAAGCGGCCCGCAGCGGTATCGATACTTACGAAAAGCTTGTCAGATACATGGACGAGCAGATTTCTGAAGTTGTCCTGGGCGAAACCGGAACGACGAACCAGAGTGGCACCGGCGGCAGCAACGCCCGTGACCAGGTTGGCAACGAAGTGCGGCTTGAGACAGCAAAATCTGACGCTGACGCGCTTTGCGAAGTTTTAAATAACACCCTGGTTAAATGGATAATCGACCTGAACATGCCGGGCGCACCTTACCCGCAGTTGTGGCGCAATTTCGAAGAACCTGAAGATCTTACCCGGAAAGCTGACCGCGACACCAAACTCGGCCAGGCCGGGGTTAAGTTCAAGAAGGGCTATTTCATGCGCGAATACAACCTGCAGGAAGATGATTTCGACCTGGTTGATACAACCCCAACCGATCAGCCACCACCGGGCCGTCCGATGAATTTTGCCTTAAACCCCGAGCAGATTGCTGCAGACGTCAGAAAAGCACTCGGCATGCCGGCACCTGAAGAGGCAAAAGCCGTCAGAACGCGTGCTGCAGTCGAAAATCTGATCGATGATCTTAACCCTGCAGAATTGCAGAAACAGGCCGAAGGCATGTTGGCCCCGATCATCAAGCTGATCGAGAATGGCCAGAGTTACGAACAGATCATGGCTGACCTGGTTGAAACTTATGACGGCCTGTCATTCGATGCGCTTACAGAAATGCTTGAACGGGCATATTTTGTTGCCGCCGTCTGGGGGCGCCTGAATGCCAGATGATGCCGCAATTTTAAAAGCGGCCTTCAACCTGCCGCCCGAAGATGCGATTAAATACTTTGAGCAAAAAGGCTACAAAGTTAGCTTCGACTGGCACGAAATGAAACGCGAAGCCCATACCCGCGCCTTCACTGTCGCCGGGGTTACCGGTCTTGATGTGCTTGTCGATATTCGCAAGGCAGTTGAAAAGGCACAACAGACCGGCCAGAGTCTCGAAAGCTTCAAGAAGGAGCTGCAGCCACTGCTTGAGAAAAAAGGCTGGTGGGGCAAAAAGATCATCGACCGCCCTGACGGCACGCAGAAAGAGGTTGATCTTTCCGCGCCCTGGCGACTGCGAACCATCTACCAGACCAACATGCGCACCGCTGCCATGGCCGGCCAATACAAAGGCATGAAAGATGCCGCAGACGTGATGCCATACTGGCGTTATGTCGCTGTCATGGACGGCAGAACCCGCGACGAACACCGCTTGCTGCACGGCAAAGTTTTGCCACATGACGACCCGTTCTGGGATAAATACTACCCGCCCAACGGCTGGGGCTGCCGCTGCACAGTTACCGCCATGACCGCCGGGCAGCTCAAGCGCAAAGGCATCAAGATCAGCGACGGCGATGCAATGAAAGGTCTCATAAGTCACACGGTTCCGGACGGCTGGGATTATAATCCCGGCAAAGACGCCTGGCTGCCGGAGCCAAAGAATTACCCGGCCTGGGCAAAAGAAAAGGTTGAAACCATTGTCACCAGGGCGCAGACCTTCGATAACCAGGTAAGCTTTGTCAGCAAAGTCGATCCTGCCGATCGAGGCGCGGTTGAACAAACTTTGATCAAACATGAAAAAGAACTTGCCGGGCTGGATCACGAAGCCGCCGTTGTTGTTGCCAGATCAGGCGATGTTTACCGCATTGATGGCAAAAAAGATTTAGTCAAACCAGATGTCCTCGGCGACGATTTGAATGGCGCTTCTGTTACTCACAATCACCCGCGCTCAGAAACTCAGAACACTTTCAGTTCTCTTGACCTGGAGCTGTTTTCTAAACACGGCCTTGAAATTCTCAGGGGAATTGACGATAATTTCATCTACGAGCTGATCAAAAACGGAAAAATCGTTGACGACGCCGATTTGCTTGAAAACATTGATACCAGGCTGCTGATTCAAAACCCGGATCTCTACGAACATCTTGAGGTTGCAAGGAAAGCTTTGGCTGGTGGCTTCGGCTACAGGAGACGCAAAAGATGAGTCAAAAACAGTTTCAGGAAGAATTCCTTCGAATTCTGGATGAATCGATTGCCGAGTCCGACGCGTTGGCCAAGAAATATCTCAAGGACGGCATGGACAGTCACCCGGCCGAATTCAAAGCGATTCGCGACAAACATTACAAACGTGTCCAGGAACTTTGCCTGAAACATGGCGTCAAGCCGGAAGAAGTGAAAAACGAATAATGATTGAACTGGAATTTGATAACAGCCAGGTGAAGCAGCTGCTGAATGCGGTGGTCAGAAACATGACCAATCCGCAGCCGGCCCTGCATAGAATCGGCGAAGTCAGCAAAGCAGGCATCAAAGATAACTTTGAAGAAGGCGGCGCCTATTCGTCGCCAGATAGCCTCATCGGCGGCAGCAAGAAATGGAAACCCCTTTCGCCGGTCACCAAAAAGATCAAGGCACGCCAGGGCAAAAAAGGCCCGTATCAGATTCTGGTCGATTCTGCCAGGCTGCGCGATTCAATCAACTCGAAGACTGATAAAGAATCGGTCGAGATCGGCACCAACGTCGAATACGCCGCCACGCAACACTTTGGCGCAAAAAAAGGCGAATTCGGCATTCATGACGTTTTGATCAAAGCCCATATTCGCAACATCCAGAATTATTTTGTGTTTAACTCAAAATATAGCAGCTCTGGGCGCACTATTAAGGGGAGTCGCGGTAAGTCGCTGGGCGGGTCAGCGATAAGAGGGAGAGGCGGTAAAACGGCTGTTGCCATAAAAGCGCATCAGCGTCGTGTGCCCATACCATTTGGCGACATTCCAGCCAGGCCGTTCATGACCATTCACCCGACGACGCTGGAAGATATGGTCGAAATTTTATCGAAGTTTATCCTGGCAGAAAAATAGCTTCGCAAAATACGGCGAATTTAAAACGTTTTTCGTTTTCGACGACTCTAACTACCAAAAATTAATCCCGATTAAAAATAGGCACGTTTCCGGCGAAATGCCGGGGTGTTTTTAGAGCCATCAAAAACCCGCCAGTAAATAACGATTTTTTAATATCGTTGATTTACTGAAGGGCTTCACCTGTTTCGCACGCTTCCAGACCGGTATTTTGGTCATATCGATCAAACTTAACCAAAATCTGGAGGCGTTGATGAAAGAAAAAATGTTCCGTCTGTTGCCGCTGCTTGCGGCTCTCGCGTTCTGTATCGCTGTGGCTGCAATTGCCGGGGAAACCAGATTCTTCATTCCTGACGGCCAGCGCACCACCAGCACCGACTATGTTGTGCCGGTTATCAACCAGCCGACTGCCGGCTACCTGGTTCCGGCCACTGCTACCTTTTCGATTCCGCAGCATGCTGCCGTGAAAGTT